GGACATGATCCGCGCCGATCAACAGTCGGCGGACTTCGCACACATCTGGCTAGGCTTGCCATACTCCGACACCAATAACCAGTTAATCAGCGACACCATGATAGGGGAAGCCGTGCAACGCAAACCATTGACCGGGCTTGTGACGTTCGGCGTGGACGTGGCACGCTATGGCAACGACCGCACGGCGCTCTGCATCAAACAAGGCAACCGAATCAGCATTTTGGAATCTTGGACGCACAGCAGTATCGTGGACACTGCGGAACGTATCAAACTCCGGGCAGACCAGTACAAGCCAGTAGCCATCCGCGTGGACGATACCGGTGTAGGCGGAGGATTGACAGACCTGCTCAAGACAAACGGCCTGCCCGTTGACGCCATCAACTACGCCGGTAAGGCCAAAGACCAGCAGTATCCGAATATTGCCAGCGAACTATGGTTCGACTTCGCTACCATGCTGCCATCATTAAGCATCAACCCTAATCTTGAGGACTTCGCCAAGCTCTCAAGCGAATTGACCACGCGACGGTGGAAAATCACCAGCAGGAACCAGCGCCAGATCGAAAGCAAACAGGATTACAAAGACCGGGAGAATCTGGGCAGCCCCGACCTTGCAGACGCTGTACTGTTGGCGTGTTATGAACCGCCGAAGCTACCCTCATGGGACGTAGCCGTTTGCTAGGTTTAAGCCCTGCACCCCGGTAGACTAGACATAGGGTCTTAGATGAATCGAGGAAAATGTGAGCCTGCTGAACAATCTCCGTGACGGGTTTATGAGCGCTTTCGACCGTAACCATGCGCCCAGCATGTCTCCCACTCCGATGGGCGGAAACATCTGGCAGCCAATGGGCGGCAACACCATCCCAATGCACGACACCTACGACAACGTGTTTCCCTACGTGAACGCCATCGCGCAACGGTTCAGCACGGTGATCCCATACGCCGTGGACTCTGAAAACCAGCGTATCGAACCAATCCCAGCACCATTGGCCGCACTCTACGCGCCAAATGACACCTATAGCTGCCTCGAATTCCTGAAACTCATCTCCGCCAGTATCCTCACTCAATCACACTTGGACGTACTGATCTGGACAGCCAACGGGCCGGGCGTAGACATTACAGCCGACAACATCCTCGGCTATACGCTGCTGCCGTCGAACAGCCGCCAATACAATTCTTCTCGCTCGGACTGGTATCATCGCGTCACTATGGACTTGGGCGACGGAGAACGAGTCTACGAATTCTCCCGAGACGAAACCATCGCCCTCAGCTACTCGCAGCACCCGAACGATCCCACTCGGGGCATTGCACCGGCAATGACGGTGAAGAAGTGGGCGAACGTGGACGATATGATCGCCGATTATGAGCGTGGTTTCTTCGGCAACAACGCCGTACCCGCTGGAATGCTCGGCATCGTGTCGGAAAACACTGAGGACTTCCAACGTAACCGCGACCGGTTGGAAAGCACATTCCGAGGCGCAGGCAACAACAACGGCATCGTCTATAACATGATTCCGGTTGACCCCATGACCCATAAGCCCAGCACCACCAGCAAACTCGTATGGGTACCGTTCCAAAACGACAACGACAGTCTGGACTTGCAGACCGTGAACGACGTGGTAAACAACAGACTGTCTAACGCGCTCGCCGTACCGGACATCATTCGAGGTATCGATAACGGGCAGACCTACGCCAACGCCGAACAGGCGGAACGCGCGTTCATCGAAAACACGCTCAAACCGTTGTGTATGACGGTGTGGGATAAATGGCAGTTCGAGTTAGACCGTATTACAGGAGGCTTAGGATACGGCATCACGTTCGACCTAGATCTTCCGTCCCAGACTGATGTGGAAAAGGTTCAGGCCGACACCCAGAAGGTTCGTATTGACTCGCTGACCCAGCTCCTGAACATGGGGGCCAGTCTGGAATCTGCCGTGGACGCGCTCGGGCTCCCCGACTCGTACAAGCGTCTTGACCTGCACCAGCAGACCCCGGCACTAAGTATCCCAGTAGCCGCAAAACGGTATAGCCGTAATATCAAACCGCAGGAAACGGCAACCGAAAACCGTATCCTCCCGGCGACACGACGCTACGTGAATAGAGTTATCCGAATGGCCCGCCGCTCCCAAAACGGTTTGCGCGACGATCTGGAAGCCATCGGCGACCAGTGGATAAACGACGTGGAAGACGATCTGATGGCAAACCTCGCCGCCTACGCACGCCGTACCGGCTACGAGCTGGAACAGGTCATTACCGCGTGGGCTGAACTCCACCCCGAAAGCTCCATCGCCGTGGATATCGAGGGATACACCGCAGATGATTGGCGACAACTCTACTTCTGGACGGAACTCCCCGACACAGTGCGTGAAGCATACGTGGAGCACTTGCGGAGCATCGCCAAGTCCACCAGCAAGACCATTACGAACGATGTGCTCGAACTGTTGAACCGGGCCGACGTGGAACAGTGGGACGCCGAACGCCTGCGCGAAGCCCTCGAACGAATGGGCAATGATCACGCCGAACTGATTGCCCGGTGTGAGACGGTGCAATCACAGCGGCTCGGCAGCTTGTACGGCGCCCGCAACCTGAGCGAGACTCTTGGCGTCCGACTGGACAAGGTTTGGCGTACCAGCGGCGACGGCAAAGTGTGCGAATTCTGCAATCACATGGAAGGCAAACGAATCGCATTGGATGACACGTATATGGCGGAGAACGCCAGCGTAGAGATAGGCGACCGCACCTACGTGAACAACTTCGAGAGTATGCAGACACCGAACGGACACCCCAACTGCCGGTGCTATGAAGACTACGAAGTGGTGGAGGACGAATCATGACGTATGACATTCATTGCAAACGTTGCGGACGCTACCTAGGCTCCTGCGCCCGCAACACCACGATTAAGTTGAAATGCCCGAACTGCAAAGGTTTGGACACGTACCGCATCGTGCTACTATGGGGTGCAGAACATTAAGCCCATTAAGGACGTTCGACCGCACCACTACCCTACTATTTGAAAGGGAACAAATGAAGACTCGTAAGAGCTTCTCAAACAGCGGTGCCCCTGAAACCAATGGTCGTACCCTCACATTCCTCGCCAACAGCGGCAAAGTAATGTGTGACGGACTCACTGTAGACCTTAAGACACTGAAAGCGCCGTTAATCGACGGCACTCTGAAACTAGTGTCCGACCTCACCGAGTCCGACAAACTATCCCTACCACTGTTAATCGACCATATGCCTAGCATTGAATGCCAAGCGGGTGCAATCACCCGACTTTGGATGACCGGCGCCGGACTGATGGCCGAAGCGAAACTCAGCGAGGTAGATCAGGGCGAACGTATCCGCCAGCTTGCCGCCGACGGATGTTTGACCAACAGTTTCAGTATCACCGTTGAATTCAACCAGCGTCCCGGCAAGGACGGTATCATCCATGATGGCGAACTACTGGAGATCAGCGTCGTATATCGTGGGGCCGACCCAAGGGCCGCTTTCACAGCAATTAACAGCCGCAACAACAACACGAATGGAGACACCATGAACCCGGAACTCCTGAAGAAGCTGGCGCGTACCATCGCCCAGTTCAAGCTCACCCCGGACGAGGCGGAGCAGCTCACCACGTCTATCGGTGAGATCATGCAGGGCGCCCTCGATGACATCACCGACGCCATCACCAACCAGAAGGAAGGCGAGGGCGAAGGCGAGGGCACCCCGAAACCGGAGGAACCCGTGCAGACTTCCAACAGCCGCCAGACCATCATCATCAACAAGGCCAACCATGCGGCCCACCAGTCGGGTACCGTGAAGTTCTCCCACGACCGTAAGACGTGGCTGGACTCAGACGATGCCATGATCGCGTTCGAGCGTGCCATGATCGACGCTGACAACAAGGGCGTCGAAGCGTTCCACCGTGAGTGGGCCGACACCGTGAACCGTAACATGTCGGACACAGCGTCGTTCGGCGTTGACGCCACCGACGTGAACAAGTTCATCCCGACCGAAGCCATCACCACAATCTCGGACGCGCTGAACACTCGCGGCTCCGGCCTGTGGAACCTGCTGCGCAAGACCGGCTTGGATCGTCTGACCATCGGCGCCAACGTTGCTGGTCTGACTGAGGCGACCCGTGCTCACGGCTACCCGGTGAGCGAGTACGGCAAGCAGAAGAAAGAACAGACGCTTTCATTCGTGAAGCGCGAGATTCAGGCCGACTACACCTACAAGTACATCAAACTGAACAAGGGTGATATCCGCCGCACCCAGCGTCCGGGCGCTCTGCTCCGCTACGTGTTGCAGGAACTCCCGAACTACATCATCCAGACCATCGAACGTCAGATTACGCTCGGCGGCTACCCGGACATGGATCACTTCCGCAGCGTTGTGACCGACGCGGAAGACAATTCGACTTCGTCCCAGTGGAGGGGCAACCATTTCGCGCTCTCCTACACCATGACGGACGCGGCCCCGCTGATGGACTTCGTGCGTGCCTCCCACATGGTGCGCGCTCAGGGAAACAAGGTGCTCCTGTGCAACGCTAACACCGTGGCCGACCTGCTGATGTCCGCGGACGCTAACGGCAACACGTATATCGCTCTCGGCGGTGACAATACTCTGGCCCGCGCCCTCGGCGTCCAGCAGATCATCACCCCGGAATGGTGGACTGACTCGGATGACATCAAGGCTATGGGTATTATCATGTCCGCGTCCCACTACCCGGTGGTTGGCGATACCTCCATCGAAGCGTTCACAAACTTCGCATTGTCCACGAACACCAACGAGTATCTTCAGGAGATTTACGCTGGTGGCGGTCTGGACGTGGAGAAGTCCGCAGTGGTCATCAAGCCGAAGGGCGGCAGGTGATGAACGCTGAGATGTACGCGCGAGTCGGCGGCAAGGCGCTGCCCAAAGATAACATGAACACGGTTAAGGTCATCAACTTCGTGAACGAGAATGGTCAGCCTATGGGTAAGGCCGCTCACGTTGACCCTAGCTCCGGTTCGGTTGCCGACGTGGTGAACGCTCTGATCGCCGCAGGTTTGATGGCGTCCGCCTGACACGCTACCCTAAACAGTAGCGGGACTGCACCGCAAAGGCCCTATCTCCTACAATGGGAGGTAGGGCCTAACTCATTTCCGGAAGGAGCAAACATGGACATCGACGCAAGCGTAATCAATCAGGTGGGAGACGCGAACTACGCGCGGTGGAAGGATGCCGCGCTCGCAGACCTCGCCAACATCATATGCCAAAAAGCCCTATTCCAAATTACCGATGATTACGTGGGAATCGTCGTAGGAGATGGCCGCCATGTCGCCCTACTGGCATGGTATTCGGAAGTTGCCAACGTGCAGACCACCGACGGCGTGAAACTCGATTTTCAAGTGAACTACGATATGAGCGACGGATGGGCGCCCGAAACCAAGTACGCCAATTGCCTTACCATCACAGAACGTCTCAATGTCGACACGGCAGTCACCGTGACAGGAACACACGGGTTCACCAAACTACCCGCCCCATTATCCTCGGTGCTGGCTGCAATTATCGAGGCAGACCAGAACGTTCTTGACCAGACCGACATTATCACGTCCAAGAGCATCGAGGATGTGAGCGTTGGCTACGCCACAATCACCGAAACGGCTATGGAACGTGCGTTAACCCCTTACCTGTCTCTTATCAGCCAATGGAGCCTATGCCGTAACGAAGTCCAGACTGGTAGCATCCTGTCCATGCCTCGCAAACACCATAATTTGCCGTGGTGGCTCAACGCTCAGGATTACATGGGAGGTGACTACGCTTATGGCAACGCTCTGTGACCCGTTCCGCTTGTTCCCACACCAAGTCCAGACGGCGACGCTTTGGCGGTACACGGCCCCCGGTCTGCCGAACGAACGACTGGCCGACGTGCATGTGATTGTGAAGCATTCCACCCAGTCCGACCAGCCGATTGAATACGGTTCGCGTATCAGCAGCCGACGCTTCCACATTCAAACGGACACCCTCCCCGAGAATCTGCGGGAGAACATGGAATTATGGCCCGATCTCATGGTGGAATTGTCCGATGGCAGAGTGTACCAAGTCACGCAAGCAAGTCGCGGCGACGATATGGACATGGGTGAAACCCGGTTTGTCACCGTGTATGGAAACCCGTATGGAAGGGACAGCATATGAGCTACAAGTTAAAGTTATCCGCTGATTGGATGCGTAAACTCTCCACCAAACAGTTAAACAAGGGCGGCGTGAGAATGATGACCGACATTCTCAAGATGGCCCGTGAGAACGCGCCTTACAAGTCTGGCGCTTTGCGTAACAGTGGCCGTTTCCAACAAGTGTCCACGCTTAAGTGGCGTGTCACGTTCGGCAACAATCGTGTCCCTTACGCTCCTCTCCGCGAACGTGTAAACCATCTCCACCCGAATAAGGTGCGTTACCTCAAGCGGGCGCGGGACACCGCAGCTAGCCGTGTGGAATCGTACTTCGATCTAGGATAGGAGTGACATCATGATTGATCTGGCCATGTGCATGACCCTACAAAACGAGGGTTTCGGCACTTATGGCAAGACCTTGTTCTTCGGCACCAGTCCCGTATTGGACACGGGTAGCGTCACGAACGCCGAGGGCATCTGGGTCAACGCGAACACCGTGGATATCAATGGCGACCTGTACACGGATCAGCTCACAGTCAGTAGCCGATACTTCGACGTGATCGAACAAGGAAAGTTGATGCTCCGTCTCCTGCACTTCGTCAACAATCGTCTGCATGACTATTGCCAACTGACCTGCAACCCCATTGCCGATATTGACTTTGTATCAATCCGCGTGCATCCGGCTACCGCCATCGACATGGACGCCATAGACGGAGAAGGACGCTGGGTGAAAAGCATCCGATTCAACGTGGATTACAAACTCTCCACCGAAACGGTAGAATAGGAACCGTCCATTAGTCGCGCGCGTGCAGTCCCGCCCGACGAAAGGACAATAAAATGGCCTCCTACCCACTGATCGGCAAAAAGACCGTCTACATCGACGATCTCGTAATCAGCCCCGATTACGTGCAGGACGAGTTAGGTACCATCACCCTGACTCCCGGCACGACCGAGGTGGCTTCGCAGTCCGGCACCATCAACGTGCCGAACGGCTCATATGAGGAAATGAGTTTTGAAATCAACATCATCTGCCCGAGCGCTACTTTCCTCGGTATGCTGTTCCCCGAACTGTACCATAATGCAAAGTTCCAGCGCGTTATCTCCGGTGCGATGTCCGATACCGGACAGACACGTTTCGGAGCTGCCGAATGCGTATCGAACACCCCGCGTGACATCATCATCCATAACGTGTGCGATGGTCATTCATCGGCACAGGACTTCCGTATCCCGCAGGCGCTTATCAGTGCTGGCGGCGAGTTCGCCATTTCTAATGGCGAACCGTTCGTAGTCAAACTGACCGGTTCTATGACTTCCGGTGCGAACGGGGCCTTGATTATTGGTGAGCTTGATCTTGATAACCCGTCGTATTACGACGAGGATTCAGGCACTATCAAGACGGAGACCGTTCAGGTCACAGCGCTTGCCGCGTCCCCAACAAACATTTCCGGCAAAGTCGGGGATCACGTGAGGGTGAATGTGGTGGCCTCCCCGAACGGTGCGACTGGCAGCATCACCGCCACGGTAAACGAGAGTGCTAAGGCTTCCGCTACGGACAACGGGGATGGCACTTGGGATATTCAGTTGAAGCAGACCGGTGCGGGTACCGTCACGTTCAAGGCTGGTAGTGGGCAGACCGTGGTCAACTTCAACATCAAGTAATTGAGCATAAGTAACGCCCGCCACCAGAATTGTGGTGGCGGGCGCAGGATGGAAAGGTTCCGAGAAAAGCAACATGATTCATGATACCACCCGATTGGAGCAATAATGACTACCCCTGTTTTGAGCATCGACACCCGCGAAGCGTTCCGCACCCTCACCGTGAAAATCGACGGCGCCGTGTACACCATGCGCCCGCTTGGCTCGAAGGACGTGCTCACGATCTTGGATAATGCGGAGACAATCGATAAGCTGAGCGCTGGCGTGGCGAACCGTGAGACTTTGGAAACCGCCGAAAAGATTATCTTCCCACTGGTCGAATCGCTTATGAGCCCCGCTGATAAATTCTCTGAGTGGAAGGTGAAGACGCGGGAGCGTAGCGACCTTGCCTATCAGCGTGCCATGACCGCGTTATGCGGGCTCATGGCGAAGAACATCACGGTTGACATCAAGGGCGAATAAATGAGGTCGTGGGATAGTCTGCTCACTCCCGTCGAACGGGAGGCGATGAAGGATTACAAACGGAAAGAGGCGTCCAGCAAACCGCTTCCGAGCGTTCATATCCTCGCTGAACTGGGTGATGTGTATGGGTGGCAGGCTATCCGCGACGTGCTGGAAAACAAGGTTGACCCAGACCTTATGATGAGACTGCTTCGTGAGGGCCGCCGTATCAAACGGCGGCGTCTGGCTGAACAATACCAGATGACGTTCAATTGCATCGCTGCCGCGCTATCCAAACATGGCGACCAGAGGATAACCAGTATCATCAATAATCTTATGAAGGACTTGTGATGGCAGACTCGACACTGACCCTAGACGCAGAAATCAACACTAGCGATTGGAACGCTGGAGTCAAGGATATTGAATCGGGTAGCCGTCAAATCGAAACGTCGGCGCGGCAAGCTGATGGAGCGCTGAGTAACGTTGACAAGTCGGCTGGCAAGTCTTCCAGCGGTTTCGGTAAGTTCGGTGTAGCCGCTGGTGCCGTTGGCGGTCTCGTATCCTCTGGTATCGGTATGGCTGTGGACGCCATCGGCGGTCTGGTCGGTAATATGGTGGAGGCGTCCGATTCGGCGGATAAGTTCAAGAGTACGTTGAACTTTGCTGGACTGGATACGAATACTATTGATTCCCTTACGGCTAGCACTCAGAAGTACGCCGACCAGACCGTTTACAGTATCAGCGATATTCGCAACGTGACCGCACAGCTTGCCGCGAACGGCGTACCGAATTTCGACAAACTGGCAGAGGCGGCTGGCAATCTGAACGCTGTCGCCGGTGGTGACGCGAACACTTTTAAATCTGTGGGTATGGTGCTTACGCAGACCGCTGGCGCTGGTAAGCTCACGACTGAAAACTGGAACCAGTTGGCCGACGCCATCCCCGGCGCCTCCGGCAAACTTCAAGAAGCCATGCTCAAGAACGGCGCGTATACCGGTGACTTCCGCGACGCGATGGAAAAGGGCCAGATCAGCGCGGATGAATTTAACCAAGCCATAATGGACTTGGGTATGACGGACGCCGCGAAAGAGATGGCGACCAGCACCGACACTTTCGGGGGCGCAATGGGCAACCTCAAAGCGTCTATCGAGGGCGTGGGCACTGCAATCCTCGACCAGTTCAAAAAACCGTTAACCGAGAGCGTCAGCTTCGTGGCTCAGAGCATCAGCGGGCTTAGTGGCGTGTTTACGGGACTGGTGCAGACCATAGGCCCGATTCTCGCACAGATAGGCGCCGTGTTCCAGACGGCTTTCGCGCCCATCGGAACGATGATTACCGCACAACTACTCCCCGCCTTGCAGCCCCTTATGGCAGCGTTGCAGAATCTAGGCAATGCCATCATGCCTGTCATTATGACCGTGATTCAGACCATTACACCAGTGTTGTCTACCATAGTGAGCAACATCATGCAAACTATGAGCGTTATTGCGACTGCGGTAACACCGGTGATTAATAACATTGCTGCGTTGATTCAGGCCGTGCTACCCGCCATCCAATCAGCGTTCCAAATCTGGGGCACTTACATTCAGGGTGTCATCAACGCGGTGTTCCCATTTATCCAGACGGTTGTTACTTCGGTTATGAACGTTATTAACGCGATAATCACCACCGTATTGGCTGCGATTAACGGTGATTGGTCTGGGGTCTGGGAAGGAATCAAGAATATCGCTTCCAGTGTTTGGGACGGTATCAAAAGTGTCGTTTCTGGTGCCATCGATGCAGTTTTAGGCATCATCTCAAGCGTGCTGAACAGTATCAGCGGTATTTTCGGCAGTGTGTGGAACGGCATCAAGGGAGCCGTAAGTAGCGCATGGAGTGGCATTACCAGTGCTGTCAGCAGTGGCGTTCGTTCCATGATGAGCTTCATCACCAGTATTCCGAGCCGTATCATGGGCGTGTTCAGCGGAGCCGGATCATGGTTGCTGAGCGCTGGACGGGACATTATTCAGGGTCTGATTAACGGCATTAAGAAAGCCGTTGGTGGAGCCGTTTCAGCGGTTAAGGATGCGGTCGGCAACGTTATCGACACTGCCAAAAACTTTCTGGGTATCCACTCCCCGTCGAAAGTGTTTGACCGTGAGATAGGTCGGATGATTCCGGCTGGTCTTGGCCGTGGCGTAACGGAGAACGAGCGTGCGGCCACTCGTCCGGTGGAACACATGGTGAATTCGCTTCTTCCTTCGTCCATTGTGACGCCAATGCCTGTCATGTCCAGTCCGGTGCCCATGAACGCGACTAGTGGCCCGCGTGTGAGCGCGCCTATCACGGTGAACGCTCTTGATCCGAACGAGGCTGCTCGGGAAACCGTGAGGGTGATTAATTTCCATTACGTGTGACAAGCAGCGCGGGTAGACTGAGGGTATGGCTATCTTTACCCTTGACCCGCGCGATGTTCGTCTGACCCTGAACGGGTTCCCCTTGTATGGGACTGATTCGTATGGGTGTGAGTGGCATGTAACGTTTCAGAACGTTTCGGGATTGTTCGACGGTGTTGGCTCGACCTTGCAGACCAAGGACAAGGCATGGTCTGATGGCTGGTTCAGCAATATTCCCGTGGCTCAGGGCCGTTCGATCAGTGTTGAGGGTCATATCATCGGCAAATGTACGGAAAACTGTATCAATGCTTGGGATGCGTTCAAACGGGCGTTTAATATCACCAGTCAGTCTCTTGTAGTGGAATTGGGGAACATCAGCCGTAAGGTGCAGGTCATGCAATCGTCTTCCGCCCCATTGGTGGAGTGGGCTGGCGTCAACATCCTTAAATTCAGTATCGGGTTGACCGCTTTGGACTCGTATCTGTACGATACGCAGTCGTTGACCGGGAATACTGGTCTGCCAAACAGTCAGGGCGGTATAACGTTCCCCTATCATTTCGAGGACATCGACACGCGCAAGGGGTCTACATGGGTTTGGTCTGAAACAACCGTGTCCGGTAGCGCGCGCCTCACGAATACGGGTAGTGCTCCTAGTCCGGTGACTATTCGGATTGATGGGCCTGTGGTCAACCCTCAGATCGAGCACAGTCCGAGCGGTCACATCATGGCGTTCGACCTCAGTTTGGGGGAGGGGCATTACATTCTTATCAACGGTGCCACACATGAGATTCTTATCGATGGCATCGATCCGGCACGTGGCAGTGTGATCCGACGCGAATGGAGTTACGCGGAGGTCGGTGAGAATGTTTGGATGTTCAGCGCCGAGGAACCATCGGATAACGCGCGTATGACGGTCACATTCAATCCCGCTTACATTTAAGGAGGCGCCTGAATGCCTTTACTTGCGAATCGATTCCCGCAGTCGAACGGCTTATATTCGGATACGGCGCGCGTGTTGTGGCAGCGTTCAGGCTTGCAATTCGTTGCCGTCACGTTGGATGACGGTACGGTGATAGCTGAACTCCCCGACCTGCAATTAACTCATTTGACGTATCGTTTCGAGGAAACGACCAGCGAAACGGCCACTCTCCCGTGGCGCAATGCTCCCCGCAATTGGGATGAAGCAACCACCCCGTATCAGGCCGCCATACTTCTGGTGCGCGAATCCACCGTACTGTGGGGCGGTATCGTGGTCAAACGAGAGCGGGTAATGCGCGGTGACGGTTTGACGCTGACATTGGCAACCGTCGAACACTACCTCGACAACGTGTACGTGCAGGATCACACGTACACTAATCGTGACCAGTGCGAGATCGTGGAAGACCTCGTAACCACCACGCTTAAAAACCACCGGTTTAATCTCATTGTCGAAACGTCCCCGAGTAGCATTAAACGTGACCGCACGTATGAGACTGAAAGCGACAAGACCCTGCTAAGCGTGTTGCAGGAGCTGGCTAACGTTTTGAACGGGCCGGAATGGTGTACATCATGGCGGGCTATCAACGACGGTCATTATGAACCGGTCATGACGGTAGCTGACCATATCGGTTCCACCACGCCAAGCACAACGTTCGATGAAAGCGTTATGACCACGTTCACCTTGTTGGAGGATTACACGAACGGGTATGGTGCTAACGCTGTCATGGCAGTGAGTACTGCTGACGCGGGCGACCGTCCCCAGTCCGATTGGATGATCGCAGACCAGCCCAACCGGCCTCGGCTCGAATATGTGTTCCAACCGTCTACAAGCATCAAGAACAAGAGCACGTTGAACGAACACGCCAAGTCCTCGTTGTTGCAGATGCGGAACGGCACCAAGACCATCACTATGGGATTGAGTCTGCTTTCCGCTCCAATGGTGTACGAGGAGTGGAAGCCGGGCGACCTTATCGCATGGACTGTGGAGGAAGACGCCGAGCATTTCCCCGACTATAATCATGGTTCCGCCCGTATCATCGGGTACGAGATTGATTTCAGTCAGGCGTGGACTATCACACCTACATTGCAACAGGAGGACGATAATGCCGAGCAAATTCAAGTTCAGTCTCGATAGCGCTGACTCTACAGCCCGCCAGTTCTCGGACATTAAACGCCAGTTGCAGGAGCTGCCGCCGAGCATCGTCAACAGTGTTAAACCTATGGTCGATCAGATCACGGCCATGTATGAGGAAGTGCAGACGTTGACGAACAATCTTGACCAGCGTGTGCAGGAAAGTATCACCCGCAACAGTTACACCCGTTCCGAGATTGACGCTAAAACACAGGAGTGGAATTGGGGTGTATTGGCTCCGAACCGTGGTGGTACTGGTACCGGCAACGCCTACAACAACTTGTTTACGTCCGGCCAATGGCGTGCCGCATGGGTATTGTCTGACGGCACTATGGGCACGGCGCAATCTATTCGTGCGGTTAAAACCGATATCGTGGACGCAGACGATTACATTCCTGTTGAGGCTCTCCGCAAGGTGAAGTGGTGTGTCTATCGGATGAAGGATGACAAGAACCTGAACCTTGATAACGCTCAACCAAGGGTAGGCATGATTGCCGACGATATGGACGAAAACGGTCTGGGGTTCTTCTGCGAATACAATGATGACGGCACCCTAATGGGTATCAATTATCCGATGTTGGGAGTGGCGGCGCTCCGACTCGCCCAGCAGGTGGCGGATGAATTGGACGCGCTCAAGGCTAAGGTTGACGAACTATCCTCTACCACGGATAAAATGAGTGTAGACGATTCGGAGGAATGATTATGGCTATCATCATGCACCCGCTTACCGCGTTGAACGGTTCACCGGAGTATACGGCGAACGATTACAGACACGCCATTAATCCTCTACTGGTACCGTCCGATGGTACCGCGTTTAACGGTTTGTCTGGAATCCGCTACGGTTCTCCGAGTCCTCTGGTCACGGTGAGCGGCCTTACTGTTACGGTCAAACCTCATTGCGGTACCATCAGCCCGTGGGATGGCCTCGGCGCGTACACCTACGCCATCACCACCAATACGACCGTGCAACTGGCGGACTCCACCAACGATTACAAGATCGCTGTTACAGTGGAAGACCCTTCGCAGTCGCATGGTAAGACTCCGCGCGGAAAGATAGAAGTGTTCCCTGCTGGCACTCCTGACTCGAATATCAACGGTCTTGTAATCGCCAAGGTGAACGCCGGTGTCGCGTCCGATGCGGCCCCGATCATTCGTAATAACGCAGTTCTCATGGCACGTGACCTTAATCAGCTTAACACTATTGACGCGATGGACGGGCAGGAGGCTGTGACGATGGCCGATAATGCCCATTATGTCAGAAACGACAATGCGTGGGAGTCGTCTGATACGCCGCAGGAAATGATTGTCTTCGCACACTCTACGGTTATCAGGCCATCGCAGACTACGGTTAACCCCGTGCTATATTCGGGGTCCGAACTGAACGCTCTCGCAAGAGAGCATGGCGTCACCGGTAATCTCAATACCCCGTGTATCAGCGTCATGAACGGAGACTGGAACACGACTGGCATATGGATTAACGGAGTCATGTGGCAGAACAATTCCATTCTGCTTAATCTCAGTAAGCCACTGAATGCCAATGAGCCGCTACGAGTCAACTCTCTCATAGGGTTCGCGAAGTAATACGCCGACCGAACCGGTCACACCGGCGTACCACCTTCGGCTCGCGCCTCGACGTTCTTCGGAATCGGAACGACGAAGCTCACCAATTGCCGTTCTTCACATGATAAACGACATACTCCCCTATCCCATGAGCATTATCGTCACGTTCTAAGATAGAGACTATGACTGATATTCTCACTGCAATCATCGGTGTAGGCGGCGTAGCACTCGGAGGAATCATAACATGGCTAGCTAACCGTAGGTCAGACTTGACCAGCGCGTATCAAGCTTTAGTGTCCGCTCAAGGGGATATGAAACAGCAGATCGACGCGCAAGACCAGAAGATAGACGCGCTAATCAAGAACAGGGATGCTCTGCAATACACCATTGACTTGGAGACGGGTTATATTCGCGCGTTGGGACACTGGCTATCCAAGTCCTGCGATATCATCGAGCCTGAATTTTTGGAGAATCATCCTAAACCGTCGTTGCCTGACGATCTACGCGAACGGATTGCATCGCTTGAGGAACTGGCCGGAGATAATGACTAGTCTGTCCATGTGTATGAAACCGTTTCACGCATAGTGTCAGCGATGTTATTTTTTTCTGATGATAAGGCTGATGATAAGATGATCCTATGAGACGTTCTAAACGGTGGCTGACCCTTGTATTGCTGCTCACCGTTGTCTCGTTCATAGTCCACGTTCTGATGACGGCCTACGCCGTTTCATGTATGGCGTGGCGGTTCTTCTACACAATCAACCTATAGAGGGGAGTTTCGATGGCTCTGAACGGTATCGATATCAGTAATTGGCAGGCTGGTATCGACCTATCTGCCGTACCGTGTGATTTCGTCATCAGCAAGGCGACTGAGGGATGCTGGTACGTGTCAGCGGATTGCGCTCGGCAAGTGGAACAGGCGTTGAGTCTGGGAAAGTGCGTGGGCGTATACCATTACGCCAACGGCGGTAACGCCGTATCCGAAGCCGACTTTTTCGTGAACAATTGCGCGAATTGGGTCGGCAATGTCGTATGGTGCTTGGACTGGGAGCCACAGGGTAACGGACTGGCCGGGTCTGGCGCGTCTGCACAACAGTGGATTAGGGCGTTCTGTGACCGCGTGTACGAGCGTACAGGCTCCCAGCCTATCGTCTACACTGGCGCGTCCATGCTTACCGACGTGCAGAACATTGGTGATCGTGGATTGTGGGTAGCCCAGTACGCAAATATGGATGTTACTGGGTATCAGGATACGCCGTGGAACGAGGGCGCGTATGCGTGTGCTATCCGCCAGTATTCGGGTAATGGTCGTTTGCCCGGATATTCAGGTAGTCTTGACCTTGACAAGTTCTATGGTGATGTGAATACGTGGAACGCGTATAAGGCGGGTCATTCGGCTGTGACCAACGTGCCGACGCCTGCCGTTCCTGTTCCGTCTACTCCCGCGTCTGACACGTATACCGTGCGTTCCGGTGACACGCTGAGTGGTGTCGCGTCGATGTATGGGACTAGCTGGCAGGTGTTGGCGCAGATTAATAATCTGTCTGAACCTAATATGATTTATCCGGGTCAGGTGTTGAAGATCAATGGGACTGCCAATACGGTTCAGCCCGGTAGCGACACGTATACGGTGCAGTCGGGGGACACGTTGAGTGGTATCGCCGCCAAGTACGGGGCTTCGTGGCAGACTCTCCAGCAGCTTAACGGTATTGCAGACCCGAATCTGATTTATCCGGGTCAGGTGTTGAAAGTGCCGGGCGGCGCGCCGGCACCGTCACCGTCCCCGTCCGTTACGACGTACACTATCCAGCCCGGTGACACGTTGAGCGGTATCGCCGCCCAGTACGGTACCAGTGTTTCCAATCTGGTGGCGTTGAACGGTATCGCCAATCCTGACGTGATCTACGCGGGCCAAACGATTCGCGTCAACTAGACTATTCAATAGGAGGTTTGTTATGAGTATTGATACTGGTGAACCGGTCAAGGACACCGTGATTACCAACGAGGTGCCGGACGGTAATGATGATTACGTGCCGACGTTCGACGCCGCGACTCGCAAGTGGGCGTATCTGGTTTCCGGACTGGTTGGTATCGCCGGTGCGGTGTTGAGTTTCGTGAGCGCCGTGCCGGACGTGCCATCATGGGTGGCCGTGATGGGTGGCGCTTGCGCTCTGGTTGGCTCCGGCGTGGCTGGAATGTTCGGTGTCCACTACGCAGGAATCTCCAAGTGAGGTAAATAAATGACAATTGCATCCGACTTGTTCCGCACCGTCACCGTCAAGATTAACGACATCAGTCAGCAACTCCCGTACATTGTGGTCAATCAGGCGGACGATAACGGCAAAATCATTCGTTTCGTCCCATTGGATCACGGGCAGAAGGTCACTGGTTTCACTGTGGCGCGCTTGTATTATCCGCCGCGTTCTGACAACGAGTATGGTGATTACGTGACCGGTGTTGAGTCTGACGGTGCTTGGGACTTCACGATTCCCGTGGGAGTCTTGAATGCGGGACGGGTCGAATGCAATCTCGCTTTTATCGACGGGGACGGTGAAACGTATTCCCGTAATGTCGTGTTTCTTGTCGAGCCGGCAGTGTCTGGAGTTTTCGGCCCAGAGGATGGTCAGCAGACCCGTCTAGACAAGATCATCGGCACCGTGCAGGATACCGCGGATACGGCTATCGGCAGCATTAATCAAACCGCTGATAGCGCGGTGGAGCGCGTTAACAAGACCGCTAGTGACGCTGTGGGGAGCATTGGTAAGGCCCGAGGCATCCATTAACGAGAGCGTGACGGCTGCGCGTGGTTCCGCCGAGGCCGCCGCGAACAGTGCTAATCAGGCGCCTGCTTCCGCCAGCGCGGCACAGATCAGTTACCGGAACGCCGCCAATAGTGCCACGCAAGCCTCGCAGTCCGCCACGGCGGCGAAGCAAAGCGAGGATAACGCTGCATCAAGCGAGACTAACGCCGCGTCGAGTGAACGTAACGCCGCACAGAGCGCCTCACAGGCTTCGGCGTCCGCTCAGGCTGCTGAGACTTCGAAGACCAATGCCGAGGCTTCTGCTCAGGCGGCTGAGACTTCGAAGACGAATGCCGCATCCTCGGTTTCCGCCGCGAAGGTTTCCGAGACCAATGCGGCCGCTTCGGCTACTGCCGCGAAGGCTTCGGAAACGAAGGCGGCATCATCCGCTTCTGCTGCTGCGTCTTCCGAGACGAATGCGGCCGCTTCGGCCACTGCCGCTCAACAGGCCGTGGACGGTTTCGGTTTGCAGGTCGGTACGACGACCACGGGCAAACCGGGGACGGGTGCCGCGGTTGAGATTCAGAAGAACGGTACCAAGTATACGGCGAACTTCACCATTCCACGTGGCGATGTCGGGCCTGCTGGCGTGACCGTGGATGGGAATTTTACTAATCCAATATGGAAATCCGGAGACGCTGCCGATGCTGACTTAGTTGAGTGGGGGAAGATCTATGTAGTAGACAGATCATGGAAGAATATTCCAAATCTTTTTATCGGGGGCTATCTATTTTATGGCATTGTTGGATTTGCTCATTTTCAGTTATTGTTTGGATATACGGATAACAATGATGAAGCCATATATCTTCGTCAAGGATGGGTCGCTATTAGTGGACGTCAATGGAATAGACTTGCAAAGGAAGCTCGCGTCCAAGCCCTTGAGACCCGCGTCCAAGCCCTCGAAGCGAAACTATCCAACTAGTAAAGGATCATAACCAATGTTGGAAACATTTCAAACCATCATCAACGCCGGAGGCTACGACCTCACCGACCTCACCCAGCGCATCAAGACCATGTATGCGATGGGTGAGCTCACCGAGGACGAGATGAAACAGCTTATCGAACAGGCTCAGACGAACGCCAAGCCCGACGATTCCTACGCACCGTTGGCCGACCGTGTGAAGGCCATCGAGGAATGGGAGACGAGCATCGAGAAACGTCTCGCCAAGCTGGAATCCAGCTCATCGACCGACCCCAGCGAACTCGAGGAACCAGCAGACGAGTGGCCCGAGTACGTGCAGCCGACCGGTGCGCACGACGCCTATCACGTAGGCAATAAAATCACCTACAACGGGAAGCACTACACGTGTTTGATGGACGGTTGTGTGTGGACTCCTGACACCTACCCGCAGGGGTGGCGTGAGGAAGCGTGAGCCTCCTCTATTCCAAGTGGTAGACTTGTGATTGCTCCTTTCGAGCGATGGTGTGATGACCGAATGAATTAGCCCGGCACTGGTCTTGATGACTAATGCCGGGCTGATTTTTTTTAGTTGGTTAAGAGCAATTTTTTGTCTCGGTATTCGCTTAATACGGGAACGGTTTCTGGATGGTCGTTGTAGGCGCTGACCAGCCAACCGTTCTCATACGATTCCTTTGGATGAGCGTGGATACGCCCGTGGCATCCCATAGTACCCGACCCGCACACGGTAATCAGGTTGCTGGATAGGTTCAACCCCTCCCAAGCGTGGGAGCGCATACGCCTATGATGCAGGTTGAACGCGGATAAGCTTAACGTTCTACCGCAGATGAAGCATCTGCCGTGGTCTCTGTGGAACACCTTCATACGGGTTTCGATATCGGGGTCTGTTTTGCTCATTCGGATACTCCTTCGCAGTGGAAGAAGTACAAGGTTATCGGGGCGACGAGTTTGAAGAAATATTGTTTATCGGTGTCTGTCTTGCATTCTCGAATGGCCGTGAGCTTGACGCCCTCAACGCTGCTTAGGATGTCGTAGAGTTTGAGGAACGCCCCAGCGTCTTTAATCCCGATCTGGCCGAACGTGAGTTCCTGTCCTAGTCCTTGGGTGTCGATGATTCCCTGTGCTTGCGGGGCCTTCTGCAAGAGGTTGATGATCGAGGTCAGGTAGTTGATGGTGTTCATTGTTGCTCCTTTGGTGTGATGATTATTGGGATTAATGGTGCAGACTTCTAGTCTTTCGCCAGAATGTCATAGCCGAGTTGTTCGGCCAGTCGCAACCGGTATTGTTTTTGTGGTTTGCGACGTTCGTTTTCCCACATGGCGATGACGTTATGGCCGGCTACGCCGATTCGTTCGGCTAGTTCCGCCTGTGAGTATCCGTGGCGTATACGCCAGTATTTGATGCATTGTCCGATGGTCACGTTGTCGCTGATGGTCTCGTAGTCAACGGGGATGTTGCCGACGGTTTGCCGGGTGTAGAACTGGCCGGTCTGGCTGTCCTGTTCTACGGTGACTTCTTGACCGTTGATTACTGTCTTGATTTTGGTTTGCTTGCGCATGTTTCACTTCCCTACGATGTATGATATATCCATTATATCAATGTTTTTTTGTTTCGTCAAACAAGTCTTCAACTGATTTGCGCCCCTTGTCGGTCAGAGCGAACCGCCAGCAATGACGATGCCGCCTGTTCACACCCTTCCGGTCAACTCGATACACATGGCCCGAACGCTCAAGATCAACCATGCGCGATCTAAGCCCCTGAGGAGTATCGTCGTATCTCACTGCGCCCGCCATGCGTTCGATTTCCTCGTGTGTGACCGGTCGTTTCGCCACCCAAAGAATCAATAGCACATGAACCTGTTGCTTGGTGAACATCATGCCACCGCCGTTTCAGCCGAGTGGCGGAGAAACGCGGCCACACCAGCGGCCACTATCCATCCGGCCATCCACTTGACTCCGAACCGTACCTGGTTGATCTTGGCTGCCATAGCCCACACGGGGAGCGACACCCACGGGCTGAGACACCAGCCGCAGTAGGCGAGCTCTCCGAGACTATCCGCGTAATCCTTGGCCCACGTGGGCAGCGAGTTGGACAGGTTCTCGGTCTTTACGGTCAGCTTGCGGCGAAGCGAGGAAAACACGTAACCGGGGCCGGGCGAGAGCTGTACGACAGTGGTCGCGTATCCCGCCGTGATTCCAGCAGAAAGCACGGCAGTCCACCAATTAGTCTTCATCGGTTTTCCTTTCCTCGTGGCGACGCCAACAGTGGTATCGCTTGTTGTAGTCCGCGTACAGGTCTTCGTAGAGTTGTTTCGCCTCGTTGGCGGCTTCGGCGTAACCGAACCCGTGCTGTTGCAAGGCGTATCGAGCGGCACCGATCCAGATAGAACGGCGCACGTGCTGATACCAACGGTCGAACAGTTTGCCACACGCTTTGTCGTGCTTGTCATCTCCGAGAAAGTCGGCAACGCTCTCCACCACGAACTTTCTCAGACTGTTCGCGGTGATCCGGTTACTGTCGAACAGTTCCAGCACATCGCTGGTTAAAGTGTTATTCTTCATTGGGCTCCTCCTCTTCTTCGAGTTCGTCTTCGTCCGCTAGATAATCGTCAAGGCTGATGTCTTGCGGCTCGAAGTAAAACAATCCGTCAAGCAAGATCATCGGGTAACGCACGGTTACCCCTTGGTCTTTGGCGATGGCGCGTATACCTCTGGCGGTGGGGCTTCCCGACAGCACGATACGGAGTCTACGGCCCATCTGCTGTGCGTACACGTGGCACGTGCTCAGATAAGCGGCGCCCTTCCGGTTGCACGTGGGACATCCGTCGAACAGGACGAACATGTCAGAGCTTTCAAGAATCGTTGCGGTTTTCATTAGAACGTCACCCCCAGAGCGTCGGCCAGCACATCGGAGATATGGAGCGTGGCCAACTGGCTATGCTTATGGTTCTCGATCTGTTCGGTGATGTCCTTGCGGTATACGGGGATGACCTGATGGCTTGCCTCTCCGACCACGCGCGGGTCGAACATCGAGAAGAAGAGGACTTCCAGCGAATCGCATACGACGAAGTATTGGAGCACCTGTGCTTTGTATTGGTCGGGGATGAAGTCGAAGCCGGTCGCCTTAGAGTCCAGAGTGTATTCGGACAACACCTGTTCGATGACCTCGACCAGTTCAGGCTTGATGTTGGCGATATGAGACCTCATGGCGTCCGTGTGCATCATCCACGGTACGACGGTCTGCAAATGGTGGGCGGAGCCGAGCGACTTGCATTCGATGGCCCACGTCGGCTTCTCACTGTGCTCGTAGGCGTCTGGACTGCACGCGATACGGTCATCATCGTCACTCTCCCAGATACCGCAGTCGGTTACGCAATCGACGGGGTTGAAGCCAAGCGTTTTGAGTGTGATCTGGATGTTCTCGGGTTCGAGACGGTGGCCGCGTTCCATCGGAGGTTCACCGTCCGCTGGTTCGGCCCACAGTTCCGCGAGGAACTTCCAGAAGTCCACGCCGACCTTAAGCCGCTTGTTCTTGGCTTCGGCGTCCACGATCTTCTCATCGTAGTTCTGGGCCTTCGTGTAATACTCGTTGGCCTTGTCTGGCGTCTTCGCCTTCTTTGCCTGTTCCAACGCCTTGTCTCGGTACTCTTTAAGTTTTTCTACGTCGGTCTGGGCGTAGTGTTCCAAGGCGAGTCCTCCGCTCTTGGTGCCGGTGATACGGCCTACTCGTTCGTCGAGCCATGCTTCAGTTTCGTGGGCTTGCGATACATTGATGATCTTCATTGATGTTGTCCTTTCGGTTGGGTGTGGGCGGGTGACGAGCCCCGCCCACAAGTATGTGTCATGCGAAGCGGGGAGCGTACTGCTTGATGATGGTGTTCATTTCGTTGGACAAATCACGCGCTGTGTTCTTGAGCAGTGATTCATCGCAATCTACGGTGTCCAGCTTCTCGCTGTATTCCACGCATCCATCCGTATATATTGGTTCATCTTCCCAGAGCACGGAGAATAGCAAGCAGTGTTCTTCGGGTTGTACCGACACACTGCACTTGAGCTTGGTGCCAGCAAACTCGATGATTGCTGTGTCATTCGGTACGTATTCGGACGCCCAGTTGATTTCCGTTATCTCGCTGTATTCGCTGAGATAATCGTTGATAACGGTGAAGATGTTGGCGTTTTTCATTTCGACTCCTTGGGTCATATATCAAGCCCTATGCCTGATATATATAATATATCACAATGTGGTGGGGTTGAGCAACATGGCGTGTCTCGGAAAATCACACACCCCTATCACTGGACTCTATGGCGTCGATCATGTTGATAACGCTGAGCATAACCACAATGGCCCCAATAAGCACCATTGCTAGGCAGGGAAACACAATCCTCCACGAACACCCCTGAGTCACGGAACAGACCACGCATCCTCCGAACCCGGCCCCTGACGTGAACAGCCCTATCGCCATGAACATCATGTATCGGATCGCGTTGATTACGCCGAAAGGCTTGTTTTTGCTGTTGTTCTTCTGTTGATTCATTTCAGATTCTCCAATTCCTTTTCGATTTCTTCGCCCATCTTCTCCGACATGGGGCGCGGGTCATCGATATACGCCTTGACGCACTTGTACATGTGGTCGATGAGCATATGGGCAAAGTTGACGTAATCCATGTTCGGAACGCATATGGTCAGATCACTTAGATCGGTTCCGAATTGGAAAATACCCACGATTTCATCGGCGTCATCCCTGTGCAATGGAGTAGGTTCCATGCTCATGACCAGTGCGCTGCAACCCGGCACTACCATGTCAGTTTTCCCTGATTCAGGGTAGAACTTGTGGATGTACTTGATGATGCACAGCAGGTCTTTAGCTACTGATTCCGGGATACTGTCCATCACTTCGCTTATGACACTGGTCTTGTTTCCGTTAAACGTGTAGTTGTTGATGAACAGCGGTTTGGCGTTTTCGGTGTCCTTGATGGCGTCGAGAACGATCTGCCGGCTGTCTGCCGCGTACAGTGTGACGTACATTGATTGTGTTCCTTTCATGTTCAGTTGACGGAGTTCATCAGATTCTGCAAATCGGTTTCCGTGAGTCCGTCCATCAGATTCCGGAAATCGGTTTGCGTGAGTTCCTTCCATCCCCTGACCTGACGGTTCAGGGTGCTGTTGATGTACTCGCCGCGCGACTCGGACGGGATGTTGTGTGCGTTCATCGCCTTGACAAGATCGGCGTACTGTTCCGCGCTTATGGGACGGTCTGCGGTCTCATACCGTTGCTTTGCGTATGCGCCGTCATCGTCTTTGTCGGGGAAGATGCCCAATACAGCGTAGAGACTGTAGCGGCGGGCGTAGGTTATGGCGCTGCCTACCTGCTGGGGGTCTCCTGTCACGAAGAACGGGTAGGAGCAGGCCACCATCTGTTCTTCATCGTCAAATATGATGGTCTCTACTGTCCCGATAACCTGTCGCGCTTCTCCCGTGTTGTCGAACGTGACGCGCTGGCTGAATGCAAGCCCGTGTTTCTCGAAAACCGGTTTGATGGTTTTGAGGATTGTGGCGAGGTTGAGATACTTGTAAGTCCGGGTGCCTGCCTGTGCGGTTTCGTCGGTCACGAAGTTGGGTACTTCGTTGAGGACTTGCATGAACTTGTTGCTGAGGTTGTTGGTTGCCATCACAAGGTTCCTTTCTGATAGTGTGATGATATATAAAGTATATCACATGCTGTGTGATATTACAAACTGATGCATGTATTTCTTAGCGTTGATGTCGATTGCGGTGGTCATTTTCTTTTTCCTTTCCTTTCAAAACACTTCACATGGAAAGAACGGAATCAACAACCGTGTAGAATCCGGTGCGAAACTCTCCATTGTGCTCGCTGTGCAGTTCCGCACGACAACGTTTCGACAACAGACGGCGGCACTCATCAATCATGGCATGTTCACCGCGCGTATAGTATTCATCAATCAACCACCACGTGGCATACATGACCCCATCAAGCTTGTTTTCATCAGGTGAACCCCAATCGGTTTGATTGTGCGAATACGTAGTGTTGTACACGTTGGCGAGATATGCATACTCCGCGGAATCAGATTCACGAATATCAGGAAAATCAACTGTAACAAAAGACATTTTAAAGCACCTCGATTGTGTTGTAATGCAATGCCAGAACGGGCTATATGGGCGTGATTGGTAGACTCACGCCTCACTTTTATAGGCGACGATACGGAACTGCCTCGAATAATCCACAAGGCCCTTGCCGTGACATTGGAGTTGCAATGCTAAAAAGCGTTGCGCGCCCTTAAGGGTCTTCCAGCTCTTGCCATAGGCAAACCATGCTGGCCACCACGTCGCGGCCGGTGGGAAAACGGCATCATACGAATCCGCCGTGGTGTATTCCTCGATGTCGTATTCCACGCCATCGATTCCCGCACACTTTTTTGTGATGACCGGTACTACTTCGGCTGCCTTGAGAGCAGTGGCATAGTATTGTGTTTTACGCATTTCGATACTTCTCGTTTATGGTATAAGATCAAGCCGTTTGCTTGATATATATAATATATCACATGTGGTTGGATTAGGCAATCAGCGACACGCGGGGACATGTTCCAGCGCCCTAGCCGGACGTGCTAGGACGTATGGCTAGGACGCTAGGACATGCATTAAGTCAGATCGGCCATGCCTCGCCGTTCGTCATATATACGTTATCCGCGTTCCTGTTGTCGAACTGGGCATCCAGAAGCCCGTTCAGCATTGGCATACCGCCAAGGTTGTACGACCCCACGAAGTATTCGAGCTTGTTCGGCTGATTGCCTTCGAGCACGTACATGGTGCGCGCCCACTCGGCCTTCCCGTTACGTTCCTCATAGGCCTTGAACGCTTGCTCGTACGCGTCGGCGTCAACGTACCCGTAATCTCCGATACGCCATATCACGTCCGTCTCGGTGTATGCGTCGAAGTCACGGCATTCGGGGATTAGACGGTTGTCGATGCTGTGAATCATGTCGCGGGCCTGTTCGAGAGTGGTTTCAGTGGCGTTTCCCATTTCTGTTCCTCCTTTGCTATGTCAGATCGAGCGGTATTCGGCGCCGTCAATGTTGACGAATACTTTTGCGACAGTGTGAATACTTTTGCGACAGTGTGACGCTGTTCAGTCTGATATTCCTGCTCAAAGGTTTCGTGCAGCAGAGTGGAAAACTCCGTAAAGCTTCCACACTCCAGCATCTGTGCGGCCATCTGCTCCAGAGTCAGGTAGCGGTTCTCGTAGCAGAGCCAAGCGTATTCCTCCCATGTTTCGTCCCGAGCTTCCCGGACCAGCTTGGACAGTTTGGAGATCGGGATATACCCGTAGGGTTCGTGATAGTAGTTGAAGCCGCACCGTGTGGGCTCCTGAGTCCAGTGGTCTTTGGCGAGGTGCATGACGCGCTGGATGCCGCCTCGGATGGTCTGGATGTGGGTCTCGTTCATCGTGTCCTCCTTATGGAATAGATCAAGCCCTATCGCTTGATATACCCATTATATCACTATTGGGCTGTTGGGTCAAGTTAGGCGCGCCATCGCCGCCGTCATTGGAAAAGAACTCACGCTCCAGAGCCTCAACACCACCGGTGGTACCCCAATACGCACGCCTCGCCCTCAGAACGGTCGCCGCGTCGGCGGACATGGAATCGGGAAGCCTATGGGCCATCCAATTAGATAACTGCGCTTCGCTGCGCTGTTCCCGCTTCTGAGCCCTCCAATTAATCGGGTTGGCCAGCCACACGGGCAGAGTCCGCACGTACTGCAACGGCGTACCCTCGCACGACTCCACGAATCGCTTAGCCGCCCTCATAAGCGCTTCGGCACCAACCTCATCGAACGCCTGATTAAAGCACTGAATGAATTCGTTGGACACCCTGCACTTCTTCGGCCACAATCCCATAAGCGCCTTGAGCGTGTCCTGAGAATGGCAGGAGACTGTGATTTTTTCTTCGTCACGCGAGTATTGTTCTTGGGTTTTGTTCTCTTGGGTATTGTTAGTTAAAACCTCGTTTTGGGGTGGATCAAAAGCAGGTTTTGGGGGGTCAAAAGCAGGTTTTGGGGTCGGCACAGGGTCATAACCATGTTTTGGGGTCGGCTTCCACACTGAAACGTGATACCGGTTGGCCCTGCCATCGGCCTTGACCCGTCGAATGTACCCCAATTGCTCCAGCACGTTGATGCTCTTTGATACGGTGGGCTGTGAGCAACGCGCGATCTTCGCCAGCCGCTCCAAACTCGGCCAGCAGACGCCGGTGTTGTCGGCATGACGTATCAGCGCCATGTACACCAGCAGGTCGTAGCCGCCCAACCTGTCATCATCCACCGCCCAATTCGGCAACATGGAAAACCCCGAGTTCTGTGCTATACTCGTATCGGACATATTTCCACCTTTCTGTTAGCGCCTCCCTTTAGTTCCCTCGGGGAGGCGCTTACTTGTTTTTGCGTGCATATTTATTATATATCACGACAACACCGCTTGCAATCGGAAACAATTTGATGTATATTTAAATCATGGACGCTAAAGACTACACCGCAACAGTGGAGGTTTACGCGGCACGATGGCACCTCAACGTACAGACGGTACGCCGATACTGCCGTGAGAAACGACTGCCCTACATCAAGGTAGGCCACCGCTACTACTTCAACCCCGACATCACACCACTACCAGTAGGAGAAACGATCACCGATGAATGATCCCCGAATCACGCTACCGCTCGCACGCTTGGCGGCAGACCCCGAACGCAAACAAACCCGCAACGGCACCCCCTACCTGCTCGTCCGAGTCGCCGCCACCGGCGGCCACATGGACAAAACATCGAAACAATGGGTAGACCATGACACCATGTGGGCGACGATCTTCGAGTATGATCTGAGACTGGCGGAAACCTACGAACGCATGTTGCGCAAGGGCACACCGGTACGGGTCGAGGGAGCCTTGAAATGGAAGACCGGCACCGACAATAATGGTCAGCCGCGCACCGACTTCATCATCGAACACGCGACCATCACTCTCGCCATGCTCAAGGCGAAGAACCAGCAGACTCAGCAGTCCGGCACTCAATGGCCGGGAACAGACCAGTTCGGCCCAACCGACTCATCCAACCAGACCGACAACGAATGGGACGTGTTCTAAATGGCTACCAACGTCACCGAGAAAGACAAGACGCTCAACGAGATCATCGACTGGTGCGAACAGTTAGCAGCGGAAGGCATGAGACTGGCGAGCGCTCTTCTGATGCAGCATGACATGGACGCATATGGTGTCGTGAGGGGACAAGTCAACGCATACGAAAAGACAGCCGACCACTGCCGTTCCCTGCTCGGCTACACCGGCAACATGCCCACGGAAGTACCGAATCAAAGCGAGAACACGAAATGAGCAGTGAGGACACGAAATGAGCATGAGAGTGAGAACAACTTACTTGGCAAAATGTGACTACCCGGGCTGTCACATGCAGTACAACTTCTGGGCAGCGAGCGAGGAAAACACAATCAAGGACATTATCGACGACGAATACTGGTTGTGCCTGTTCACAAATAATAATGAGCCGCGATTCTTCTGTCCACTCCACTTGCGATACGTGCAAAACTCACAGTATAACTGGCTGGCCGTATCTTACGATTCCGACAACCCAGCCACGCAAACAAGCTTGCACGCTCTAAACAAGTACTACGAGGATATGAGCACACCGCAACCACTGCCAAAACCGGAATGCGAGGACACCATACTAGCGATTCTCACAAGCGAGGACACGGAATGAGCATTCTGCTTGACGAGGCCGACGCTTACGAGCGCGGCATAGATGATGATTTGACTTCCCAGACGGTTCGGGAGCTTGCCGGTACAGCGTACATGGCCGGACGTTCCGCTCCACCAACCGCCGTTGAGATTGAGGCCGTGGCGAAAAGACTGTGTTACCTCTCACAACCGCCACTCTGGTTTCCTACCGAGCCGCCAGCCGAACAAGAGAAGAACCTATGGCGGAACATGGGAAAGTGCGACGCGCAAGACGTATGGCGTGACAAAGCACGAGACCTGCTCGAAATCGCGCGGGAGGCGGTAAGAGAATGAGCAAGGCGATCCGATACGTGGAATGCGCCCACTGCGGAGAGGTTGTCGGCACATATTACGTGACCTGCCCCTACTGCGGATACAGGCTGGCCGTGCACAGTCAGCCACCAAGGGAGAAATGTACGGACTAACCCAAGTCACCACCGATTGAAAGGAATTACCATGACCCGCTATCTCGTAACGGAACAACAACTGCGTTGCGCAATCCGCTCGGCCATAAGAGCTCTGGACATTAGCAAGCAAGATGATAATTACATCATCGAATCAACTGCCAAAGTCTCCGATAAAGCTCTAGAATTATTGGCCTCATCGAAGACCGACGAAACGGAACAAATCGAGAACTCTAAACAGGATGCTGGCCGTGAAATCGATACGAGCGAGTACCCATTTATCCGACTAGAGGCAGACGAACTCGTCCGGATGATCTGTGACGCCTACCAAACCGGCGTATTCTCGGGAAAGGAGCAATACCAATTAAAATCGTGAAGGGAGGTTGGACGCGATGCGAACCGCCGAAGCAGTAAGCCTGTTGTTCATCCTGTTCTGCCGTGATCCGCAGTTTCGGTGGGCGTTGTACAAGCTCAACCCTGTGTTGTTCCGCAGGTTCACTAATGGGGAGGTGTGGATGTGAACGTTGATGACATGACCGATGAGGAGTTCATCGATTATTGCCGGAACGGCGGCGAACTGTGCTTGTGATTCATCAGCGAGTCGTCTTCTGCCCGGACATGACCAACGAGAACCCGGATGACGTGAACGGGCCGAGCTTCATCGACCTGGACAGCAGCTTCGACTGTTCCCGATGCGGCCAGTCCATGAGCCGTGATTGGTTCACCATCGAGGGCAACCGAATCAAACCGGATTTCCGCTATTGTCCCGGCTGCGCGGGCGTGGCTACCCCATACAGGGACGACGCGATAAGCCCCGATGTGAGGGAGGCCGGAGATGGGCGACTGGCGTAACAAGGCCGCGTGCCGTGACATGGACCCTGAACTGTTCTTCCCAGCCACACGAGTTGAGGAACGATTAGCCCTTAAAGCCTGCTCCACATGCCCGGTGATACTCGAATGTGCACGGTACGCGGAGGAACTTGCCCTGATAAACGGCTACCCATTGCAAGGCATCTGGGGCGGTATAAACATGGGCAGAGAAAATGACTGCGGTAACAATGAAACGGAATACAGATGATAGGCGAACTGTTATCGTTCAGTCTGTTCATTCCCGGTATCCCGGCAAGTAAGGGCTCCTACCGTCCAATCACCGGCAGGAGCCGCACCACCGGCAAGCCAGTAACCCGCCTAATACCGATGGACAAGAAGGAACGCCCGTGGCGCGACCACGTGCGCGATACCATCCTCAGCCACAAACACCCAACCATTCCCCACGACTCATACGTGACCGTAGAAACAACATTCTACCTTCCACGCCCCAAAACCATCCCACCCCACAAACGCAAACACCCCACAGTCAAACCAGACATAGACAAACTCCAACGCGCCCTATACGACGCCATCACCGAAACCCACATCTGGCATGATGATTGCCAGATCACCGACGTAATCAGCCACAAACGATACGCCGACAACACACCCACCGGCGTATTACTCACAATCACATGGGAGCCAAATCAATGAAGAAACCCAGCGAATTCGACTACTTCCGCAACACCACACCCGGCTACAAGCTAGGCCGCATCCTCGGCGGGCTACTCATCACCCTAGCCGTACTCCTCATCACCACCGGCACCATCGCCCTACTCAAACTCCTGATAACCTACATCCTCGCCTAAGGAACCATCATGCCTCTCAGCCAACGCAAAACCGAACTAGCCCTCCAATGGCACCGCAAACACTACCACCCCGAATACATCGCCCAACTACTCAACACCACCCCGGAAGAAATACAAACCATCATCAACCAACACCAACAACAAACTAAACCCAAGAAAGCATAAAATACTCTTATGAGCAACGTAACCCGAGACACACACGGCAGAATCACCGGCGGCGTCAACAACCCAACCGGCAAAGGCGGCTTCCAAGAACGCCCACAAGACCGCGGCACATGGACGAAAGACACCAGCCCAACCCGGTGGATACGCGAATACGGGAAACTATCCGCAAAAGAATTCAAGGAGAAAGCCAAAGACCCCACACTGACCATGATCCAGCGGATCGCGGTAAAGCATATTGTTGACGCGGAAAAGAACCCGAAAGTCGCCACCGACCTGATCGACCGTTTGGACGGTAAGCCGCACCAGTCTACCGATGTGAACGTGACCGGCTACGAGCCGCCGCGTATCGTGCTGGAACCGTTCGACGATAACCCAGAAAACAAGAAAGACGGTGAATAATGACTAAACCACGCTTGCAAGTCCAAACCATGAAGACCAGTGACCTGATTCCCTATGCTCGGAACGCGAAACAGCATCCAGACGAGCAGGTGGCGCAGATCGCCGCTTCTATCCGTGAGTTCGGTATGAATGACCCTGTGGCTGTCTGGCATGACAAGGACGGTACGCCGGTCATTGTGGAAGGACATGGCAGGGTACTCGCCTTGCAGAAACTCAACATCGAGGAATGCCCGGCCATCTGCCTTGATAACCTGACCGACTCGCAACGCAAGGCATACACCCTCATCCATAACCAGCTCACCATGAACACAGGGTGGGACTCGGACATGCTCGGCGTGGAACTAGAAGACCTCACGACTGACTTCGATCTGGACTTCTACGGGTTCGACCTGCCAGCGCTTGACGTGCAAGACACGGATAGTGATGAAGGTTTGGACGATATCGACGATAAGCACGCCATTCAAGTCAACGTGGACGATGAAAACGAACTCGAAACCGTGTTCAACAAACTCGTACAGGAGGGATATTCGTGCAAGATCATAACCATCTGAAAATAGATATCACTCGGAGCAGCACGCCCCCTGTAGACAACTTCCGTGTTAACGCTATCCGCTCCGACTACGATTACACGGTTCCCGAGGTAACGGAACACTTCACAGGGGAGATAGTCTTGCCTGACAATTGGCAGATAGGCGTCATTGTCGGAGCCAGCGGAACAGGGAAAACCACTATCGCCCGCGAACTGTTCGGCGACTGCTTCACACCGCTCCCGGAGCATCGTAATCCCAGCGTGATAATGGACATGCCACAAGGCCACTCCGTGAGTGAGATAACGAGAATGTTCACCTCACTCGGCTTCTCCAGTGTCCCGTCATGGCTGAAACCCTACCCCGTATTAAGCAACGGGGAGAAAATGCGTGCCGATCTGGCATACACCCTACTTTCCGCAACCACGGATAACCCAGTGGCCTACGACGAATTCACCAGCGTGGTTGACCGGGACGTGGCCTACAATCTATGCCTTGCATTGCACAAGCACATCAAACGCACGCCCGGACTCCGTTTTATCGCGGTAACATGCCATTCCGATGTTCTCGATTGGCTGCAACCCGATTGGGTGTATTCCACGGATGATATGGGGATGATCGACCCAAAACGTTCAAGCCCGCTCAACGACGGTTCACCGTCGAACGATGTGACCGAAGCGAGTGGGCAAAGTTTAAGCGATATCATTATCTGACCGGACATCTGAATAACCACGCCCTATGTTGGGAGGTCAAATACTGCGGGAAGGCTGTTGGCTTCTGCGCGGTAATCATCATGCCCAAATGTAACGGTACTGCAATGACTCGTATACATCGGATTGTCATTCATCCGGACTGGCAGGGGATCGGGCTCGGGAGAATGTTGGCCACAACGGTCGCCAAGCATGTGAGCCTCAAATATGATTGTTTCCTGCAAACCTCGAATACCGCGATGAAGCACGCGCTGCTGCATCACGACGATTGGAAGCTAATCCGAAACAATATCTCCCTTTTTAGCAAGAATTACGCGACAAAACGCGTTCGTGCACACAAGAATGATTTCAGTAAAATGTCGCGTCGTGTGAAGACCGCCAGTTTCGTTATTAGGAAGCACGGATGAAGATAGCTAAACCGTACCGTGATTTATGGTGGTGGCTCCATTCGGAGACGCCACCATACCGGTATTACTGCTACTCCGGTGGCCGAGCTTCAGGAAAGAGTACGAGCGTCGCGCAGAGTCTCATACTTCGCGCCGCCACCCAACCCATCACCGTATTGTGCGCCCGAGAATTCCAGAACAGCATCACCGACTCAGTGCATAAGCTGTTGGCCGACATCATCGAATCGTTCGGCGTGAAGGGCTTCGAGGTAACGCGCGACGCAATCCGCCACATCAACGGCAGCATGTTCATTTTCAGAGGGTTGCGCAATAACCTGGAATCGATCAAGAGCATCGAGGGCGTGGACGTGTGTTGGGTGGAGGAAGCGCAGACCATCAGCAAGGAAAGCCTGACCACGCTTATCCCGACGATACGCCGACCCAACAGTACTCTTATTTTCACTTGGAACCCGCTCACTTCGCATGACCCCGTATGGACGTACTTCATCACGGGTGACTCGGAGGAACGCCGCCGCCAGACATGCCACTGGCACACCACCTACAACGACGTGCGCCGCCTGCTAAGTCAAGACGTGTTGGACATGATCCGCGCCGATCAACAGTCGGCGGACTTCGCACACATCTGGCTAGGC